TACAAGAATGCGCTTGAGAGGGAAAAGTGCCAGACATCGTTTATGGCGTATGTGCGGAAGATGTGGCCGGGGTTTATACATGGTAGACATCATGCGGTGATGGCCAAGAAGTTTGAGGAGATCGCGCAGGGGAAGTTGAAGAGGCTGATTATTAATATGCCGCCGCGGCACACGAAGAGTGAGTTTGCCTCGTATCTTTTGCCTAGTTGGTTTTTGGGTAGGTTCCCTGATAAGAAGGTGATTCAGACTTCTAATACGTCGGATCTCGCGGTGGGGTTTGGTAGGAAGGTGAGGAACTTAGTTGGATCGCAGGCGTATGCGGAGGTGTTCCCTGAGGTTTCTTTGAGACAGGATAGTAAGAGTGCTGGCAGGTGGGCGACGAATAAGAACGGCGATTACTTTGCTATTGGTGTTGGGGGTACGGTTACGGGTAAGGGTGCGGATCTGTTGATCGTGGATGATCCGCATTCGGAGCAGGAGGCGGCGTCGGCTGTCGGAAATCCGTCAATTTATGACTCGGTGTATGAGTGGTATACGTCGGGTCCGAGGCAGCGTCTGCAGCCGGACGGGGCTATTGTTATTGTTATGACGCGGTGGGCGGATCGGGATCTGACGGGTCAGGTCTTGAAGGACGCCATGAAGCGGGGGAAGGAAGATGAGTGGGAGGTGATTGAGTTTCCTGCCATCATGCCTAGTGGCAATCCTTTGTGGCCGGAATTTTGGCGTTTGGATTTGTTGGAAGCTCTTAGGGAGGAGTTGCCGCCGAGTAAGTGGAACGCTCAGTATCAGCAGTCTCCTACGGGTGAGGAGGGTGCGATTGTTAAACGCGAGTGGTGGAAGTTGTGGGAGAGGGATGATCCGCCGCCGTGTGACTACATTATTCAGTCTTGGGATACGGCGTTTACTAAGAGTGAGCGGGCTGACTACAACGCATGTACGACTTGGGGGGTGTTCTGCTTGAACGAGGATCCCGAGAATGTAAATATTATTTTGCTTGATGCGTTTAAGAAGCGGATGGAGTTTCCTGAACTTAAAGACAAGACTTTGGAGTACTATCACCAGTGGGAGCCGGATTCGTTGATCGTTGAGGCTAAGGCCGCGGGTGCTCCGTTGATATATGAATTGCGCAAGATGGGCATTCCGGTGCAGGACTACACGCCTACTCGGGGGACGAAGTATCAGAAGAACGACAAGATTGCTCGTTTAAATTCTGTGTCTGACATGTTCAGGAGTGGGAAAATATGGGCACCGGATACTCGGTTTGCTCAGGAGTTGATGGACGAGATGGCGGCGTTTCCTAATGCAGAGCACGACGACCTTGTGGACTCGAGCACACAGGCGCTGTTAAGATTTAGACAGGGCGGATTTCTTAGACTTGATTCCGATGAGCGGGATGAGGTTAAATTTTTTCGCAGGCAGAAAGCTTATTATTAAGGACCAATATGGCTACAAACATGTTTCCATCTCTCAATCCTGCTCCTTTGGGGCTAGAGGATATTGTTGTAGATGACACCCCGGCCATTGAGATTGAAATTGAAAATCCCGATGACGTAAAGGTTGGGATTGACGGCATTGAGATTGATTTGATGCCCGGTGAGGAAACAGATGATGTTCCGTTTGAAGCCAATTTGGCTGAACACATTAGTGAATCTGAATTGTCTGTAATTGCTTCCGACATTGTTGGGATGGTTGAGGCGGATATTAATAGCCGCAAAGACTGGGTAGAGATGTATGTCAAGGGATTGGAAGTCCTTGGCATGAAGTATGAGGAGCGCACTGAGCCTTGGGATGGGGCGTGTGGTGTGTTTTCTCCCTTGTTGACCGAAGCCGCCGTGAGGTTTCAGAGCGAAACTATTATTGAGACTTTCCCTGCTCAAGGCCCGGTCAAGACGGAAATCATTGGTGCTATTGATAAGCTCAAAGAAGAAGCAGCCAATCGTGTTCGCACTGACATGAATTACCGGCTGACTGAAGAGATGCCGGAATATCGCTCTGAACATGAGCGTATGTTGTTTAACCTTGGACTTGCTGGCGCAGCATTTAAAAAGGTCTACAAAGATCCTGCGCTAAATAGGCAGACGGCAGTTTTCATTGGCGCTGAAGATATTATTATTCCTTATGGCGCGAGTAACGCTAGGACTGCAGAACGTCTAACGCACATTATGCGAAAGACAAAAAATGATCTGCGTAAACTCCAAGTAGCGGGGTTTTATTTGGATGTAGATCTGGGTGATCCGGTGAGTATTCACACGGACATTGAGAAAAAGAAAGCTGAGGAGCAAGGCTATTCTTTGACTCAAGACGACAGGTATCAAGTCTTTGAGACGCAGATTGACTATGACTTGCCGGGGTTTGAGGATGAAGATGGCATTGCTTTGCCGTACATCATCACGATTGACCGCGGCACAACTAAAGTTTTGTCTATTTATCGTAACTACCGTCAAGACGATCCACAGCGTCTGAAGCGGCAACACATTGTTCAATATGACTACATCCCCGGATTTGGAGCGTACGGATTTGGTTATATCCATCTCATCGGCGGTTACGCCCGAGCAGGCACTTCGATCATCCGCCAGCTTGTTGACGCAGGGACTCTCAATAACCTACCGGGTGGACTCAAGTCTCGAGGACTTCGAATCAAAGGAGACGACACTCCCATTGCACCCGGAGAGTTCAGGGACGTAGATGTTCCGAGCGGAGCAGTAAAAGACAACATCATGCTGCTGCCGTACAAAGAGCCTAGCCAAGTTTTGGCCGCGCTGCTTGAGAGGATTACGGAAGAGGCACGAAGGCTTGGTTCCATTGCCGATATGAAGATATCGGATATGAGCGCCAATTCGCCAGTTGGCACAACCTTGGCTTTGTTGGAGCGGCAGCTTAAAACAATGAGCGCCGTACAAGCCCGAGTGCATGCGGCCATGAAGCAGGAATTCAAACTGCTCAAGGAGATTATTCGGGAAGACATGCCGTCTAAGTACGACTATGTACCCGAAGGCGCAGATCCATTTGCCAAGAAGGAAGACTACGACATTGTCGAAGTTATTCCAGTGTCTGATCCTAATAGTGCCACGATGGCGCAGCGAATCATGCAGTATCAGGCCGTCATGCAGATGGCCCAGCAGGCACCGCAGATCTATGACTTGCCTGAGCTACATCGGCAGATGATTGAAGTGTTGGGAGTGAAGAACGCCAACAAGCTCGTGCCGATTGATGATGATATGAAGCCGCGGGATCCTGTGTCGGAGAACATGGCGTTCCTCAGTGGCAAGCCCACGAAGGCGTTTATTTATCAGGATCACGATGCACATATCGCTGTGCATACATCGATGATGCAAGATCCTTTGCTCATGGCGCAGATTGGCCAGAACCCGCAAGCACAGAAGATGATGGCCGAGATTCAAGCGCATATTGCTGAGCACTTGGCCTATGCGTATCGCAAGAAGATTGAAGAGGCTCTTGGTGTGCCGCTGCCTAAGCCCAACGAAGAATTGCCCGAGGATGTGGAAGTTGAGTTGTCGCGGCTGGTAGCACAAGCTGCAGCGCAAGTGTTGGCTCAAGACAAAGCGCAAGCTCAGCAGCAACAAGCACAGCAGGCAGCGCAAGATCCTATGGTTCAGTTGCAGCAAGCAGAACTGCAGATCCGTTCGCAAGAAGCACAGACCAAGGCTATGAAGGTGCAGGGTGATCTGGCCGCTAAGCAGGCTGAGATTCAACTCAAGGCACAAGAGGTAGCGGCTAGGCAGGGTGGCAATCCTGAACTAGAGGCCCAAAAAGCCATGATGCAGATGAAGATTTCCGAGGAAGAACATGCACTGAAGATGCGCCAGTCTCAGCAAGAGCATGATCTAAAAATGCAGCAGGATATGCAAATGGCTGCAATCAAGGCTCGCCAAGCTTTGATGAAATCAATGACTAACTCGGCTGCGAAACCGCCGAATAAAAAAGGAGATAAATGAACCCACAGTTTTTGGACATCCTCAATAAAAAAATTGAGGATCAAAAAGCCAGTCATGTCGAAGCTTTGGCAGGAGGCGTAGTTAAAGACTATGCCGAATACCGAGAGTTGTGCGGAGTAATCCGAGGTCTGCAGACCGCACAGCGTGAACTTGCTGACCTCGTGCGTAGAGTTAAAGAAAGCGACAACGATGACTGATATTTTGATTGGACAAACCTTGGACCCGCAAGGGCCGGTTTCTGTTTTGCCAAGTGAGCCAGAACAAAAGGCAAAACAAGTTCCAGAACCTTCTACTTTTCACCTTCTGTGCGTACTACCAGATATTGAAGAAGAGTATGGTGATAGCGGATTGGTCAAAGCCAACCAAACAATTCATTTTGAGGAGGTTCTATCTCCCGTTTTGTTTGTTGTAAAGATGGGACCAGACGCATACAAAGATGAAAAGCGTTTTCCAAGTGGTCCTAGTTGCAAAGTTGGGGATTTTGTATTGGTTCGGCCCAACACTGGTACTCGAATCAAGATCCACGGCAAGGAATTCCGGATCATTAATGATGATTCTGTGGAAGGTGTCGTAGAAGATCCCCGCGGTATTACCCGTATGTAATGGAGGCAACTATGGCAGATATTGAACGAGTGGAATTTGAGTTTCCTCACGAGAAAGAAGAGAAATCTTCTCGAGAAGGAAGCAAAGTTGTGGCCGCTGAGCAGGAAAAAGACAGCGAGTCGCAAGAAAACAACATCGAAATTGTTGATGACACCCCTCCGGAGGACAGAAATCGCAAGCCGATGACTGAGCCGCCCAAGGAAATGACTGATGACGAGCTAGAAAAGTATGACGAAGGCGTCAAAGCTCGCATTCGGCACTTTACAAAGGGGTATCACGAGGAGCGCCGACGGGCTGAAGAGGCTATTAGGGAGCGTGAAGCTGCCGTAGATGCTGCCCGACGCCTTGTAGAGGAGAATAAGAAGCTCAAAGGCTCCGTAAATCAGGGTCAACAAGCCCTAATTGAGCAGGCCAAGAAGGTAGTTAATAACGATTTGGAAGCGGCAAAGCGGGCTTTTAAGGAAGCCTACGAATCTGGTGACGCCGACGGGTTAATTACTGCTCAAGAGAACCTTACTGCCATCAAAATCAAGGCAGATAAGCTGGCAAACTTCAAACCGGCCCCTACTCCGGTTGAAAAAGAAGTAGATAATGAGGTTTCTGTACCTGTTCAGCCCCAAAGACTTGATGAACAGACAGA